CCTACTAAAAACAACCATGTATTCTGAATCATTTTCTACCTCATAATACAACCATTTTGCTGGAATATAAGGCACACACCACGAGAGCTTAGAGTAATTAGGTTCTAATAATTTAACATCACCATCACCTTTATTCGTTTTCTTCTCCCGTTTCAATTTTCTCTTAGACTTTTTCTCTTGCTCAAGTGCCACAGTATCTTGCTTACGCCACTGATAACACTTATCACCAATAAGTTCTAAAATTTGTTCATCTGATTTTTCCTCCAATAACTGTTGTCGCAAAATTGATTTTATCTTTTGCAAAGTCATCATATTGCATTTAGAAGTACATTTAGATACTAAATCATACAAACAATTAGGTGAAAAAGACACTTGTAATAAGGGAGTTCCCACTTTACCTTTTCTAGTGCTCTCACAAACAAAATGTTTTTCGGGGATATCCGGAAACCTTACTGTAGGATGATCCAAGTGCACAACATGTTCTGGTAAAACATAACTGTGCTTTTCAATATCCAACTCAGAATAAACTGTTTGAATAGAAGCTAAAAAATCTCTTAATTGACTAACACCTTCCTCTGAAACGTGCCATCTGGATTTAACTTCATTCAATTGTCTTTTAAAAGTGAGAAACTTCAAACTATGTTCCTGACTCTTAAAATGCGTAGGATTATACAACAAGTAAGATCCGATCAACTCGAACACATCTCTAAAACGTAACGTCATAAGAAATTGATTAAGTAAAATTCCTCTCCATTGATAATCCTCAAAAACACTAAGATTCATATCTAAAGACCAAGTCAAATCATCATTATATTTAGGCGCTTGTGTAAATCCTCGTCCATCAGTAAATTCCTGAATTGAAAATTCCGCAGCTAAAATATTAGAACTTTGTCCTTGATGACATCTACGATCCTTATATTTATTCTTAGTACTTCTAGTTCCCTTTCTGGAAACTTCAACAATCATACCTTTGCCTTTCTTCCTAGCAATCTTCAAACCTTTCAATTCATCTTTATCCAATGAATCAGATTGAGGTATGAAAGAAGTACATAGCAAAGCTATATCAATCTCATATTGAGAACAATTTCCTAAAGCATATAACCTATTATAATACTCATCAAATTGTAACTCTTCCGAGCCCAACTCTCGATTTAAAGTTGCCACATAATGACGCCACTCTAAAACTGTTATACACTCCAATTTCGAATTTACTTGTTGGTCAAAACTTTCAATCCATTGTGTTCGATTAACACACCATTTACGAAAAGCTGGAGTAAGCATAACATACCATTGAGCATGATGTTTACGATGTTCATCTTTTCGACGTTCATAACGGCGCTGTTCTAAATCAAACAATTCTTGTCGTTGAACTGTAACAATAGTTCTAACGACATTTTCTATAATACAACAAAGTAAGAAAACCCATCCCATGATGTTAGTCCATAATACATATTGCATTAAAAAGACTCTCCGAATTCCTGAGACTCGATCTACAAAAATTCGTGCCATAATTGCAGTCCAAAATACATACAACGAAAAACGCTGATAAAATATTCTGAACTTTTCCATCAACCAATAAACACTAATACAAAGTGTCCACAAACCACAAACCAACCGCGGTACAAGTACCGTTAACACCTCGTAGAGGTGATTGAGAGTTCCGTTAGGAAAAACATCTGCAAAAGTTGCGCATAAGACTGCAACCAAGTCGAATAACATATCTTCAACATATAAAAGTGGAATTCTAATTATTCTCCACAAATACACATTTAGGTTCACATACAACTCTGGTTTTATCCAAAGAATGTCACTGTAAAAAACCTGCTTTATTGTCGCCACGAGGGCTGCTAAAATACTGGTATACACAGTACAAAGCAAAATTATATTTCTAGATTTAACACTAATTACATTGTTAAATCTAGTTGTAGTATATATAAACATTACACAAAAAGTGGTAATACTAATATAAATAAAACTACGGGGTGAACAAACTATAAAGTTTATTCTAGACTCCTGTATTAATTCACAAAAATTATAATAATTAAAGTAAACTTCGTGCAGTACTAACAAATAAAACACGAATATATGAAGAGCCATGCAAAATCCAAACTGCAACACTAACAAATGAAACAGCGCAGATACTAAAACACAAATTACATAATATACTA